GCACGAGTCTGCAAAACTCTGATCCCCGGTTCGAATCCGGGTGTCGCCTCCAAAACCCTAGTATAAAAATACTAGGGTTTATTTTTTATTATTTGTATATTACTTTCTATTACATAGTATTATCAAGGCTTTTAAGAAATTTTATTTTGCAAACTTTTTTATTATCTTTTATTGTTTTTTATTAATATTATAAAAAATTGCATTAAAATTGCATTAAAAAATATTTTCAATTGCATTAAAAAATCTGTCGTTTAAAAAATTTATTTTTTACTTATTGTTAAATCCCCAGCAAATTCCTATTTTATAGATTTTTATAAATGTTTTTTTAAAAATATGTATCAATAATTTTTCTTTATTAGTACAATTCTTTTCAATATCTTTCAAAATCTCTTTTTCCATAGTATCCTCCCCTTGAATTTTGCACTCAAAAAAGGTATACTAATATTACATACTTTTTGAGTGTGTTAGAATTTTAAGAGATAGTTTTGTTTGGCGACGGGCTATCTCTTTTTTATATTATATAGAGTATAGGATTTTATTTCAAACTACTTTTCGACAAAAAAATTCGCAATGCATTGTAAACACTGCGAAAAAATTTTTTAATATTTTTTTCTTTTTATATTCATTTCTTTTTTTATTCTACTTCTTAACCTGTTCCAATCTAATCCACTCATATATTTTATACTTTCAGAATTTAGCAGATAATTTTCTTTAGCATACTTATTCCATTCACTTATCGTTGGAAATTCTCCGAATATTTTAGATATTTTTCTTAATTCAAACATAGATTCTAGATATTTATTATACATTAAATTTTTTTCATTATAACCACGCTTGTTTAAAAGCTTATCCATCTCTGCACTTATTTTTCTTGTTTCCTCTGCATCAATGCCATATTTATCTATAGCTTCATGTAATTTATTTCGTAGTTGCTCAATCTCGCTCATGCTGTTGTAACCTTTTATAGTAATATCTAATTCTTTTTAAAAATTGTACGGAAATGCTTGGCAATATAATGTATATTTCTTTCATATAAGTAAATGTATCTACATTTATCTTTCTTATTAGATCTTCTGTTTCTTCTGTAATTATATGAGCACGTAAAGTATTTGCAGAATATAGTCTATTAGATTCAGCATAATAATCCCATTGTTGAACTGTACAAAACGGATTTTTCTTTATATATTTAATAAATTCTTTTTCACTTTCTTTAAAATAAGTCTTCATACAAATATTTTTTCAAAAAAAATAAAAAATATTCAAAAAAGCATTGACAATATACGTACGTATATTGTATAATATATACATACCAAGAAGAGAGGTGGTGATAATATGAAAAAATTAATAAAAAAAAGTGCTTTTCTATCTAGCACATAGAAAAGCACAAAACACTAGAAAAAAAGAAGTTAAAGCGATGTTTGATATGCTAAACAATCTTTAATCTAGGCAAGAGAGGAGCAATCCTCTCTGCATATTAATTATAATATATTTTATTTTAAAATTCAAGGAGGTTAAATATGAAAGATAAATATGCAAACCAAAAAAAATATATGAAAAAAAATTTAGTAAAATTAGGTATTGATATAAAACCAGAAATTAGAGAAGAATTTAGAAAATGTTGTGAATTAAATAATACTTTGCCTTCACGTGTTCTTAAAGAATTTGTAAATAACTATATAGAAGAAACGCAAAAAAAGAGGCAATAGAAATTAATCTACTGCCTCTTCTCTATTTCTTTATATTAAATTATTTAAGATATGTAGAACCTTGATATTTAGCAGCTATCCATCCACTTGGTATTCTAACCCAAATATCTCCATTTAAGTTTTTAACTTCTTGAACTGTTACTCTAGTTCCTTCTTTTAAAGTTGCATTTTCTTGATTTAATGCATTCTTTTGTCCATCTGCTGTTAGTTCGCTTCTTAGCTTACGTCTTGCATTTGTTCCAGCACCATCACGAACTTTGACATTAGTTGTTAATGTATATGTAGTTCCTACTTTATAATCTCCACTATTTAACCCCAATGCTAATTGATTTTTAGGTCTTAATATACAAACATATCCAGAAAAAGGTGTATCTCTATAACCAACAGCTAATTTTTTTACACCATTTTGGTCATACCATTTTCCATTTACATCTATTAAGCCTATATGTCCATATCCTCCACCATAATTTGAGCCATATACTAATACATCTCCTGGTTGAGGTTTTGTATTATTAGCTAATTTAGTAAAATAATCTTTTGGATAATTTGTAGCCCAGTCTTTTGCGTTTCCATATGCTTTAAATGTTTTTCCAAATACTTTATATAAGTATTGCTGTATTAAAGAAACACATTGCCCTTTATACTTATTGTTTGGTTCTGGATTAGCTACGCTTCCTTGTGCTAGTCCCCAGCTTCCAAAATCTGCCAAATTCATATGCTATTCCTCCTTTTGTCCAATTTTCTTTAAATCTGCTATACCTCCAGCAGACATAGTTCCAAAAATACAAGTAACTATTGTTTCTAACACGCTCATGTCTTGTACGTGGGAACAAATACATACAATACTTGCTACTATTGCAATTATTATGTTTTGCAAAGGTATCCACTTATTATCTATACTTGTTAATTTAGTTATTTGACCTGCCACTAATGTTAATGCTGTTATTATTAATGCTACTGTTATTTCCATACTTTTTTCACTTCCTTTCTTCTAATAATTTATCTATTTTGTTATCTGTTTTTTCCATCTGTTGTTTCAATAAATCTAAAGAAACAGACGTATTTTCATTTGTTTTCTTTATTTCTTCTAAGCATTGTGCATTTTGTTCTATTGTATCTGCAATTTTCTTTTTATTAGAAATCCAATCCCATATAAACAAACCTACGATAATTGCTGAAACGGTATAATTTCCAACGATATTAAGAATTTCTTCCATCTTTTTGCACCTCATCAATTTCTTCTTCTATTTGTAAAATTCGGTTTTCAACTTGTAACCACCTATCGTTTCCACTTTCTTTCCTTCTATTGTAATCAATTTCTTGTCTTACACTGACAAACAAATTTCCAAGCAATAAAACAAAAACTATAATTGCTAAAGTTATAATTATTTTTATTTTTTTATTACTCATATCTTTCTCCTAAATAAACAAATTAAAGAACATTAACAGCATTAAGCTTATTAATATTCTTTTTATAATTCTAAATATTTTATTTTTTCTATATTTAATTAATATTTGCATTCTTCTTTATATCAATTTAAATGTTAAGGTATTTTCATTTCCAGATTGATCTCTTACTTTTAATATGTTTTCTCCAACAACTGCACCTTTATAACTAGCTGTTATATTATTAATATCTCCCCATTGACTTACAGATAAAACACCAATTTCTCCATTTATATCATATTCAGCTAATGCTATATCATCATAAATCTTAAAACTTATCTTACTATATCCGTTTACAGCATCTCCAATAGTTTCATTTTCTCCATCTTTTACTGTAATTTCTGGGACTATATTGTCAAATATTACATATTGATACATAGAATTATTTATGTCTGCATTTGTTAATTTTGTGCCAACATTTCCTGATGCATCAGCATAACCATAAACTTCAAATTGAATTTCACCTGTAGACAACTCTAAATCTTCTGTTAATTTACAATCTGCATAATATGCAGATAAGCCGTTAGTGGAACTTAAAGGCCTATATGTAGCAACAAATTCTTTGTTTGCAATTTTTACTTTAGGCTCAACTGCTAATTGTTCTGCAAAGTATATAAGGACTCGAACGCTATCTCCAATTTTTGCATAATGTGTATCTCTAGTTTCTCCAGCATTATTATTTCTGACAATTCCAAGCGAATTATAGGCAGGCGCTACTGTATCTCCTTCTCTTTTAAATACAATTTCTCCCTTTTTTGCAAAGCCATTTACTTTACTTCCGCTTATGTAAAAATTATTTATTTTTGTTCCATTTATTGCTGTTCTCATTTTAAACACCTACCAGTAATATATGTTATTAGGATTGGCTGCACTTTGAGATATTGCAGTTTGCTCATCAGCTACTTTTATACAATTAACACTTATACCGTCTTCTCCTGGATCTCCTTTTTCTCCTTTTATAATTGGAATTTCTTCAAACTCACCTTTTTCATTTCGTATACGTATTACAGACATTTATTCATCAACCTCTTCTTCAATATATATTTTATCCATATCTTCTTTTTTAAAATTTTCTGACACAAAAATTGTTGTAGTATAATACGGAATGTGTTCATTTACTTTCATTCCGTATTCATCAATATATTCTTTTTTATATGTATCGTTTTTATTTCTAATTTTCTTTCCTCTGTCTGCTACTATCATTTTGGGTTCTGTATAATCAAAAAATTGCATTCTTATACCTCCTACTCAACATTCCAGCCCTTACTAGTTGCAATAGCTATTTCTTCTGTTGTTAATTTTGCTTTAAGTATAGAACCTAATATTAATCTTTGAACTTGACAACCTTTCGACTTAATATCATATAATTTATTTATTACATTCATTAAACTATCATGATCCAAATTTGTTTGTGATAAATTCAAAGTATAATTACTAAAATTAGCCTCACTACTAGTTAAATAGCCTTTTCCTAAATTTTTTAATCCTAAAAATTTGTTTAACTTAGAATCATTGTCTACAATTCCAGTTATATTTGTAGCGCTATCAGCATTTACTTCTCCTATGCTTTCTAGTTTTGGACACACAATAAATAAATAACTCATATCTGTTGCTTTAATTGTATTAAGATTCGGAATTGTTTTTAATTCTTTACAGTCATTAAACATACCTGCTGCATCTGTTACATTAGATAAATCTAATTCTGGTACAGTTACTATACTTGATTGATAGAATAGAGTTCTAGTATTAGTTGCCTTACTAAAATCAATTTTTGGTATAGTCTTAAATAATGTTTGTGCCTTCACATTCCCACTAACGCTACTAAAAAAATAATCATATATCGATTCTTCGCTTCCACTTTGAATGTTTTGGATTTCTGTATCAAAATTCGAAGCTAATATTTTATCTGAAGTCCCCTTTTTTTCTCTTATAGAGTTAGCTACATCTGTCAAGAAATTTTTGAGAGTATCTGTTCTTGCCATTAATATTCCTCCTTTAAAGCAGAAGATATAGCATTAGTAATAGCATTTTTAACAAAAGTTTCATCTACGAATCCACTATCATTTTCTAATTCGCTCGTTTTGCTAGGTATACCTGTTGCTTCTCCTTCTGGATCTATCCATACTTCTACACTTTCATCTTTAGGTTCTTCTTGTCCAATATAGATTTGCTGTATCCCTAAATCTTTTAAGTTTTTATTGTTTAAAAGTTCAACGTTGTTAATTTTAGGCTTATTCGTTAAATCGTTATAATTAGATGTTCCTTGACTTCCTCCTGCCCCGTTTTTAGCTTTAATGTAAACTATTGTATTAGAACCATCACTTTTGTTTATTGTGATTGGAGTTACAGTATATCCTGCCTCTTCGCTTATTATTCCTGTAGTTATTTCGGTAATACTAATTCCATCTTTTCCATCAGTACCTGCTACTCCTGGATCTCCTTTTTCTCCTGGCTGTCCTGGTGTTCCTGGTTCCCCTTGCGGTCCTTGTGGTCCTTGTGGTCCTTGCTGTCCGTCAGCTCCTTTTAACATTTCTTTTGCATTTGCTACAGTTATTTTTTTAGTTGTGTTATCTTGCACAATTACTAATATGTCTGTATCTTTTAAATTTAATGCTTCTATTAATTCAGATATTTTCTTATCTGCCATTTTTCTACACCTCAACAATTAATTCTTCGTTATTTTCGGTATTCAATACAAAATTATCTTCTGTTAACAATCTTGATATTGAATTATCTTCTAATTTTATTTTTAACTTAAATTTAGATTTTGTATAAATTTTCGAAGGTTCTATTATTATTTCTTTGAAGAATGTATCTCTTTCTTCCATTAAATACACTTCCTCCATTTTCCATCTTTTTTAATTACAAAAACTGCCTTTTTCGGAGTTTCATCTGCTATGTAATATATTACTTTTGCTCTTTTCCTTGTTTGGTCTTGAGTATAATAATGTGCTGTTAATTGATTGCCATTAAATGTACATTGTACCTTTTTAGAGCTTGTCCAATCCTGAGAGCCATTGTTTGTTATCAATATAAATTCTACTGTTGTTTTACTAAAACTAGTTAGAGCTTTATATAATTTGTCTAAATCGTCTTGAGTAAATGTAAATACTAAATTATTTGATTCTAAAGTTCTACGTTCTACTATTACATTTTCTCCTACTTTAATTGTTAGAAAATTAGATAAATTAGACTCATTCGTTTTTGTTATATTTATTACATCTCCAAAAATAAAATCATTTAAAGTTGTAAATTTTGCAATATCTAAAGTTCTAACATTGTAAACAGAAGAATATGTATCAATTCCGTTGCATGTAGCTTTTAGCTGCACTGTATAATTAGTGTTCGCTGTTAAGTTATCTACAGTAAAAGTACATTCTTTATTCCAGTTTCCCCAGTATGGGTAAATATTTTGCCAAGCTCCACCATTAATTCTGTATTGCATTGCAGATATAGTTTTATCCATATTATAATAAACATCAAATTTATCTAAGCTTGTGTTTTGTATTTGTACAGAGCTAAAATTTGCTTGTCTCGGTATTTGCGTTAGCCAAACTGTTGCCTTCGCTTCTCCCCAAAGAGGTCCGTATCCAGAACCAGAAGGTAAATCTCCACTCGCCGCAATTTCTATGTTTAAGCTACCATCCCAATTGTGAGGAATATTATCCACTGTAGCACTCACAAGCTGCACGACTGCTCCTGGACTTAAGCTTATATTTAATGTATTACTAAACTCTCTTCCTGCAATCCATAGCCTCTGAGTCTTGTTATTTGCCCAAGAAGTATGAGAATTACATTTAATATATGAAGTAGCTCTTACAGAAGAAGTATTAGCCTGTTGATTAATATTAAATTCTTCCCATTCTATATAGTATTCGTAAGCTTCATTGTGCTGTGTTACATATCCAGTTATTCTAGCCATTTAAGCCTCCTAATCAAAATAAACCAAGCCGATATCTCCTTCTTTGCCTTGAGAATCATCGGCTTGGTTATGAAATATTTTAAATCTTGAATTTAAGAAATACGCACTGCCGTCTTCTACTTTAGCTAATTCTTCTTCTAACTCTGTTAACTTTACATTCCACTCTTGTTCAATAAAATCCCATATAGTATCGAAATCCAAAAAAGTCCTTCTATCTTGAAAATCTGTAATACCACTTGCAGACGTTCTAAATCTAGCTAATTCGTACTGATATGTTCCAGCATTGTTTTTTACAATATTATTTTGTGTTAGCGTTGGATAATTGCTAGCATTTTTAATTATTTTGTAGTCTGCTTGTAAGAAACTGTCTGATGTATTAACAGCATCCAGATTTATTTCTAAAACTAAAGAACAATATTGACTATCTGTATCTGCTACAATATCTCTACCAGAATCTTCTTCTAAAAATCTTCCTTGTATGCAGATAGCCCCAGAAGCGATATGTATATTACTTCCAGTTGTTGTTATTGCCATTCCTTCTTTATAATTATTACTAACTCCATTTCTTCCGTGTAAAAAAGTATTAATAAAAAGAGCAAATATTTGATTGCCAAATATCTGCTCCGAAAAAACATGTCCTTTTAACATTACTTATTTTTCCTTTCCTTTTTAAGTTTATCTATAAAACCTATTCTTATATTTCCACAAGTATATTTATACATTTTACTGCCTTTTGACTTTGTAACTGCAGAAATATATGTATCATAAATCAAAGATTCTTTTGTCTTAATCGTTATCGGTGTTCCGACTTTAATTTCTCTATCGTAATAATCAAATGTGACATTATGATTATATGCATTTCCTTTAAATGTATCTAAAGCTTTTTGTTTTGCATCTTCTACGTTTTCTGCATACACTACTTCTGTTTTACCTTCTGCTCTATTTTCGTCTAACATATCTTCTGTTGTAGTTCTGTCTGTCCTTAAATATAATATATATCTACTACCATCTTTTGTTATTACCACAACTTTAGATACTACATCCGTTTCAAAAACTTCTGTATAGTTTGAGATATGTTGAGCATTTACATCAATTAATTCTTTTTTGATTTCTTTATTTTCTATTTCAATTACTAGCTTTTTATTTTCGAGAAATATGTTATATGTAATATTGTAATTTTGAGTGCAGTTAGTCATGAATGTATGTAAATTGTATATATCATTTTGAACATCTACTATTGTAGAAACAGATACATCTAATTTAGTATGTGTTTTTACTCTAATTTCTAAATAATTTCGATTCATTAATATATCTTCATTATTGATAAAGTTCTTGTTGATTTGTTCAGCTATATAGTCTTCTATGCCTTCGTATCGTATTATTTCTTCATCAAGTTTTTCTAGTACCCATAATTCTTGCGTACTACCTTCTACATATTCCCATATTTCTATATTTCCACCGTTCGAAGCATTTGCACCAGTTAAATCTATAACAAAATTCGTAGCTGCTAGATAAATTGAATAAGAATTATTATCTCTTTTTGTAAATGTCCATTTTTGAGCTGCGTTGTCTGTATCGCCCCACATTTGTACGTTAGTACCGTTTTCAAACACAGCTCCTTGTACATCTGCTACCATTCCAGAAGCAACATTGATTATTTTATATGTTCCATCTGCTCTTTTAGTTATTTTAAATTTTTGTGCATTTGTGTTATTGTTTTCATATACTTGTAAATTCGCTCCTGCTTCTAAAGAACCATTTAGTACATCAAATACATAATTGTAATTTAGTTTACTATGTATTCTATAGTAGCCTTCTTCGATTTCATTAGTAGTTACTATATTTTGATTTAAAATGACATTCTGATTAAACATATTAGTAATATATTTAATAATATATTGATATAGTTTAGAGCCATTTTCATTTTGTATCTCTTGAATAATTCCCCAATATTTTATTTCTCCATTTTGTTTTATCATTACTATATCGTTTGATTTTGCTGTCGTTTTCTTTAACACATTTACTGTGGTATTTGCATTTGTTTCTTCATCTATATTAATTTCATAATTAGATAATTCAACAACATCTTTAACTGTAAAATCTTTATAGTCGAATATATACATATATGTATTGTCTGTTATTATTTTAATTTGTTCTTGCTTTAAAACTCTAATATCTATATCTGTTGTATTTGTTGTATCTCCATCTACGCAAGAAATTTGTGCGTTATATATTCCACCAACATCGGGTGCAGTTAGCTCTACTTCATATTCGTCAGTTGCTTCGTTATATGTTGCATTGTATGATTTATTATTAAATTTAATTGTTACACTTCTTGCCATATTTAAACCACCTTATAGTATGCATAGACGCTAACTTCTGCATTTAATATTTCGTTATCTGCAGACATAATTAATTCACAAGATTTTCCTTTTGGAAATTTAATAACATTATTATTAGACGGATCTATATTGTCTAGTTCGAATAAATCTGTATAAGTTCCATCTGTATTTTCTTTTCTAATATAGAAACTATTTTCTTGTGTACAATATTCAAATGTTTCATATTCTTGTAAAGTTACATTTACCGTTATTTCTTGATATACTTGCCCTTCAACTTTTAGAGTAAGTGTCGGATTTTCAACTGGGCCTTTAATCTTTATTAAAATGGGAGCTGGCACATGTCCTTGATTAATGTATTCCAATGTTCTATTATTATAATCTACAAATTTACTATCCCATTTGAAATCCCATCGAATTTCATTAGCCTGCGCAGATGTAGAATATATAGTTTTATTCTCTTCATACCACAAGCTTAAACAATCAAATGTGATTGGACATTTTAGTATTCCATCTACATCTATTTGCCCTTTTCCAATACTTTGTATATTTACATCTTTTAAGTATTCTTTGATTGGAAGATTTTTATATGGTATTTTATATCCAAACCTTAATTTTTCAGAGCTTTCTATATAATCTACAAAACTTTTATAATTATCGTAGCAACTAAAATTAGCTGTTCCTGTTATTTGTCCTTGACCAACATTTCTTAAAGTTTCGAAAAAGGAATTTCCTATCTGTTCGTATGTAGTATTGTAAGAATATCCTAGTCCGTCAGGTTCAGATAGAAAACAAGAATTATATAAATCCATTAAATTAAATTCTTGTCCTTTTTCGTTAATAAGTCTAAATTGTCTTACCATTTTTTCCTCCAGTTAAGAATAAAAAAAGAACATTTCAAAACTGCTCTTCTATCGTATTTTTAAGGCATATAATTAGTCTAACAATAAAATAAAACGGCTTAAAATCAATTCTCGCAAGCCGTTTTTTTATCTTATTTTTTAAAAATCTTTATGAATACATATTTCCAAATCTTCTATTCATATAATCAAAAATAGTTTTTAGATTTTGTTCATTTACAGTCTGAGCATATATGTTAGCAACATATGTTATATTATTATTTGTTGTATTAGAAGGAATATTTGCACTTTGCATTTTTTGATTAGCGTTTATATTTAATAATTTGTCAAATCCACCTCTATCAAATCCTTCAATTACACTTCTTGCAACACTTTTTGAAATATTTTTAAGTTTTCCTTCTTCTTTTTCAAAAACTGTGCCTATCGGTTGTAAAAAGTATTCTGCTTTCTTTTTCATTAATTTTGATGGAGAATGTTCATCCCATTGTATGTTAAATTGTTCTGCTACATTTCTAGCAATAGATGCGGCCTTTGAAATTAAGTCTTGTCCTAATTTTCCGTTATTTAATCCATCATATAATCCTTTTAGTACATTTTCACCACTAGTTTGATAATCTCCTGATTCAAATTCTTTAGCTACTTCATCTGCTCTTTCTCCCACAGTAGTTTTCAGTAATTCTTTCTTTTCTTCATCACTCAATCCTTCATAAAACCCTTGTAACGTATTTAAAGCCTTTTCTTTTGCTTCAGTATTTTTGTCAAAATTGTTGGCTACTTCTGTTCCTACTTCTCCAGCTCGTTGTGCAAATTCAGGTCTACTTGCAATTAAAACTCCTGTAGCTTCCTGTATTTTTGTTTGCATATCTGGTGATAATTTAGATATACCATTTGAATATTCTAAATAAGATGCATTTGCTAAACTCTTCCATGCTTCGACTTGTGCTGGACTTAATTCAGTAATTTTATTTGTTTCCTCTACAAGTTGATTAGTTAAATTTGCTAGTCGTTGCTGTCCTGCAGCCATATCATCTTCTACTAATTTTGCATTCTCTAATTGATTTTTTGAAACATAATCTTGTTTTAGCGTCAAATCAGACTGATATAATAAGCCTTCTTTTTCTATTTGCTGTGCCAAAGTTTCATTGCCAGTCATTGCCTGTTGTATCATATTATTAGTTCTTTCTTGCAATGCTAGTCTTATTGTTTCAGTATTATTAGTTAAAAGTGCCGTCTGTAATTTGTCGTCTGCTCCTATAAGTTCTGTATATTTTTTATATAACTCATATGAACTTTGAACATTCTGCTTTTGAGCATCTAAGTCTTTTTGTTTTTGTTGAATTTGTGTTTCATAAAACTGAGCTTGACTTTTGGCAGTTTCATAGGCTGAATAAGCTCCTGTCTGTCCTTTTTTTTCAGCCTCATTCATTTCTTCTGTTTTTTTAGTTAATTTGTCTTTTAAATCTACTAAATCATTTTCCAGTTCTATTTGTTTATTTAAATTTTCTGAATATTCTGATTGTGCTTTTGTTCTTTCTGTTAAAGCATTAACGTAATTATCTTTATTTGCATCTAATATTACTTCTGCTTTTTTCTTTTGAATTAATAAGTCTATGTTGTCTGATAGTTCTTTATATTTCTGTATTACTCCATCTGTTTGAGTATATTCTGTCCCTAATGCTTCATTTAATTCTCCAAGTATAAAATCTACTCTTTCTTTGTAACCGTCCTTAACTTTTCCATTCGCATCAACTAATTGATTCAGCTCTTCTCTTAGTCTTTGTATATAGTCCATCTGTGCTATACCTGCAGAAATTTGCTGTTGCGCAGCATCATTAGATTCGTTATATGCTTCAGTCATTTTATTGATATTATCTGTTGCTTTTTGTACTTCTGGATCTAATTCTTTTCCTTTTTGTATAACGTATACTGTTGCTGCTGCTAGTGCAGTTAGTGCTGTCGTTGCTAGTCCAACTGGACTTTTAAACGCTGTAATTATATTAGATAATATATTTATACCTGAAGAAGTAGACTTTACACCTGTATCAACAACATTCATTGCTTCTTTGAATTTTCCCAAGCCTTTAGTTATAGTTCCTACCGCACTTCCTGCTGTTCCTACAACTTTTGTTAATGGTCCAAAACCAGCTACTAGTAGAGCAATTTTAGCAATATTTTCTTTTTCCTCGTCACTCATATCCTCTAAACAATCAATAAAATCTTCTGCTTTATCAATTATTTTTTCGAGAACTGGTAGCATTTCTTCTCCAAAATCAGCACCCAAACTTTGTAATCTTTTTAATTGTGTTTCTGCTTTTTTCTTTGTTGTATCATATAATTCATCTATAGAGTCTTGCATAGAATTACTACTTTTAGAAATTCCTGCATCCATTTTGCTAAAACTACTTATTACAGTTGGCCCCAAGTCTTCCCACATAGTACCAAATAGGTCAACTCCAGCAATACTTTGTGATACTTTGTCGTCCATACTGCCAAGTCTGTTTACTACTTCTATAAATGCTTGCTTTGCAACATCTCCACCGTTTGCAAATTTCTTAGCCATTTCATCTGCATTAAGTCCGATTCTTTTAAAACCATCAACTGTCGTATTAGAACCATCTATTGCTCTTATAGAAAATTCTTTAACTGCATCACCTATTTTGTCTAAGTTAAATGCTCCATTTTCAGAACCTACTTTAAAGATATTAAACATATCTTCTGCAGATAATCCTAATTTTTTAAATTGTACAGAATATTCATTTACATTGTCTAACAGTTCATTTGAAAAATCTAATCCTTGTTTTTTTCCTTCTGCAATTAAATTAAAAGATTCATCTGCAGTAATATTAAAGTTGTCCATTAACGCTTTAACAGCTCTTATACTTTCAGAAACGTCATAACCAAATAAATCTCTTAATGCAATTGCTTTTTCTGTAATGCTTTCTAAATCTGCATCATTTATATCTTTTAGCTGCATCTTTACTGCTGCCATTGAGTTTGCAATATCTTCGTAGCCATCTCCATAATTTGCTTTATTTATGTTTTCTAAGACAGTTTTATATTTTTCAGTTTCATTTGTAGCAGTATTTGTAGATGAAACATATTTTGCAACTGCATCTTCTACAGACATTGCACTGTTTGCTAAAGCTATTCCACCAGCAACTACTGCTCCAGATGCAACAGAAGCCTTGTTTCCTAAATCATTTACTTTATCGCTAACCTTAGAAATTTTATTGCCATATTCTTCGATTTTTTTACTCGCTTTGCTTAATTGAGTATTTTCTGCATTAAATTGTTTTAATTCGTCTGTTAGTCCATTTAATTTATTCTGTGTTGATATGATTTCTCTCTGTAAGTTTCTATAGTTTTCTTCAGAAATTTTACCTCCAGAAGCCATTTTTTTATCTGCTTCTTCTTTTATTTTTTGCAATTGTTGTAATTTATCTTGCGTTGTATCTATACTTTGATTTAATATTTCTTGTTTCTGACTTAATAGTTCTACATTTTTTGGATCTAATTTTAATAAACTGTTTATTCCTTTAAGCTCTTTACTTAAAGAATTACTTTGACTATTTACTTTATTTAATGCTTTTTGTAATTTAGAGGTGTCTCCTCCAATCTCCACAATAATTCCTTTTATATTCCCTGGCATAATTCCTCCTATGATGCTGCAAGTGCATCCCAATCTTGAGTAGTTGCTATCTTATATTTTGGTTTTCTTAGATTTTTGGCTTTATTCATATTTACTATTAAAAGTTTGCAAATATCTACATATGACAATTTTGTCATATCTTCTATGTTAAGTCCTATATTTAAACATTGATTTAGAAATGTATGCTCTTGAAAAATAATAGGTTCATCTTCATTTTTGGAAACTTTTATTTTATCTAATTCTTCTTTTACTTCTTGACTATAAAAATTATCAACAAAAAATTCTATTACTTCATTTATTGTTTCTAACTCTATAACTTCATGCTCATGTTGCTTTTTCCATTTTTCAAAACTATTTATTTCATTTTGATTATTTGTATAAATAAGAATGTAGATTAATCGTAGTATTATATCGACCATATTATCTATATCATCTTTATTCCCACTTTGTAATTTGAATTTTATTAGACATCCTTTTATTTTGTCCAAGTCATCAAAAATATTAAGATTAAATACTTTATTATAAAAAATATAGGTCATTGCATTGCAACAACCTACATATTCTTTATTCTCTATTTTTATAAGCATATTCTATACTCCTGCAACTGCATTCTTTTCATATACCTTTGTGAAGAAAGTATCATATACATCTTGATTTTCTTCAGAAGGTTCAATGTAAGCTTTAACCATTTTGTCGCTTGTTCTTGGAGACATAGTAATTGTCATAGTATCTTCACCAGCTTCTACACTTTCTTCTTGAGTATTGTTTTCTCTACTTGGTCTAGTAGCTGTGCAATCATAAAATACCCATCTTCTAGCCTTTTCGTCTCCTTTTCCTTCAAACATTAACGCAAATCTTGCTATTTTATCGTCAGCATTTTCAAATACAGCTCCATTTGTATCTTTTGTTTGTCCTAGAATTTGTGTTAAAAATTCCTCAGGAGTAATTAATAATACTAAATCTCCTTCATAACCTTGGTTTGAGTTTGCTTTAAAATATACAATATTGTCTGCAAATATTTTAGTTAACTCTCCTTGTGGATCCATATTTAGCCCTCTTGCTCCCTTTACAGGAAATGGTGTTCCATATGTTATGCCTTCCTCAGTTTCTGTTAATAATGCTACATAACATTTTTCTATACCATATAATATTTTATTTTTTGTTTCTGGCATTTTTATTCCTCCTAAATTAAAATTTCAAAAAAATAACTTACTTGCCAGATGTCTTCATCTTTCAAGTAAGTTTCTTCTGTTTTATTCCACGGAATATCCGCTAAAATGATATCTTCTAATTTGTTTTGTTCTTCTATATTCTTGTCTATATATGTATAATCTAATTTTATTGGCAGTCTCTTCTTATAAACTTTATTGTCTGCCATGAAGTTGTCTGTATCAGTTGTTATTGCAACTAAGTGTGGGGGCTGTGTAGATTTTTTAAATCTTCCATATGCATATTTAAAGCCTTGTTCTATACATCTTTGCTTTAATTCTTCTAATGTCATTTTAAGCCTCCTATATCTTTTCTTAATTTGTCTTCAAACTTTTTTCCATATTCTTCTTCAATTGGTCTTATGTGTGGTTGTGCTTCTGTATGTCCTCCATCTGCTGTAGTATGTCCAAACTCTAGTATATGAGTAAGTTGGTAATGTTCTTTGTTGTATAATTTAACCGAGTACATATTTTTCACTTTTTTTATTTTTTTAATTTTCCAGCCTTTAGAATACTCTCCTGTTGAGCCTTTTGGAGACTCTTGCTTTATTGCAACTAAGGCTTCTTTTGCTACTTCATTTGCGTCTTTTTCTACAATATCTGATATATCATCTGCATATCCTTCTAATGCTTTCATTATTTCTTTGCTTAACATTTCTCCAGATATGCTTTTAGACATTTTTTATCTTCCTTTCACAAATCAAAGTTACTTCATCTGCGTAAGGTTCTGTTGCTCTTATGATAGTGTAGATAATTCCCATATATTTGAGTTCTTGCTGTCCTTCGTAATTTAAAGCACTTATTTTTAATCTTAAGGTTGGTTTGTATCCAGATTGGTTGGCTACATAATATTCTTTAGCATATATTTCTTCATTCTTTATAATTGGTACAGGGCTTTCTTTTGTTATTTCTTTTTCTACACCTATTTCATCTTGTACAATTTCTTTAGATAGTAAAATACATTCAACATCATGCATCTTTATCAACCACCTTATAGTCTATCGATAAACCTAAATTAGCACAGAGATAGTTATATACTTTCTGTGCAGACTCTTTGTCTTTAATGTCTACATTGCCAAAATTAGCCTTTACAAACATAATAATAGCAGAATCTATTAAGCTGTTATCTTTTTTAATGTTGATACCTTGCCTTTCTAGATCTGCTATTCCTGCATTTATCCACATTTTTATTTCTTCATCTTTAGCTGTTGCAGTTTCAACTAGGCTTAAAGATTGTTTTGCTAGTTTTAGTAGTTTGTCCATTTATTTTTCTCCTAAACTCCTGTTTGTGTAACAGTTATTGCAGATGTACTCTCGTCAGAAAATGTTACTGTTCCTCCTGTTACTTTTCCTGTTTCATCTGTGGTTAAAGCTATAGCTGTTACACTTTTTCCATCTTTACCTGCCGCTCCAGTATCTCCTTTTTCACCTTTTGGGCCTTGTTCACCTGTATCGCCTTTTTCACCTTTTGGGCCTTGTTCACCTGTATCGCCTTTTTCACCTTTTTCGCCTTGAGGTCCAGCAGGTCCTTGACTGCCAGCACCTTCTTTATAATTCTTTACTATATAATCTAATACTTCACACACTGTTTCGCCTGCAACTTCATCTTCAGAAGTTGCAGATGTCACTTTTAGTGCTAATTGTTTTAAAAATTTTACTTTAGTATCCATTTAGTTTCCTCCTATTCTGCTTTTTGGCTATATGCAAAATAATCTGGTCTTGCTACACCATCATATATTGCATATCCTCCATAAACGATTCTTCTTGGTTTTATCTTTGTTTCTTTATCTACTCTAACTGGTGTAACTTCGTTTAATATGTAGTTTCTCATGTTTCCAGAGATTATGTCATCATCTTTTAAGTATGGGTCTACTTCAACAGGAGTTAATTTATTTGTTGCAAGACCTTGTAAGAATGGATAATTTCCATTGTTATCTTTGTATCCACAAATATCTATATTTACATTTGTAGAAATATATGTTTTTGCTCCTCTTCTAGCCTCTGTTGATAAAGATTTGTATGCAGCAATTATTCTATCTATTGGTGTTTCTCCTTCTTTTATTGGTGTTAAATCTTTTGTGATCCCTTTTGGTTTATTTACTCCATCTCCATAGATAATAGCATTTACTAAAGCTATACCCATTTTTGCTGCTAATTCTTCAACAATAAATGGAATAAAGCTATCTACTGCCATTTGTTCTAATTTCCATGTAATTTCAACATCTTTAGCTAGTTCCCAGCCAGTTAATTGTAAGTTACCATATTTTTGTCCTTCATTTTTTGTTTCTTTAAGCTCTGTATACCATTCAGCATCATCAGCTTCATCTAAATATGGTAATTCAATATTTCCTGCTACATTTAATTTTCTTACATCTCTATAAATTGGGCTTGAATCTGTTATAATTTCCATAATGTCACTTCTTACAGATTTTGGAATAAATAGTCCACCATTGTTAATTCCTTGTGTTTCAGCAGCAGAAGCAACAAATTCTGTATCAGTTGTTGTGATTGCATCTCCTAATGCTCTCTTTTCTTCTTCTGTAAAATCTTTTTCTGGTCTTCCCATTAATTTTTTAGCCCATGCTGTTCTATATTCTGAACTTTCTAAAACTTGTGCTAATGTTCTTTTTTGTTCTTTTTCCATTGGTTCTCCATCCTCTCTAACTTTTAGACTTCTTTTTTCTAAATTTTCAGTATCTTTTTTTAATTGACTTAATGTACTTTTTGTTAGTAACTGTCTTTCTTCTTCTTTTGTGATATCTTCTTTTTGTTTTTCTTCGATTTCTTCTAGTTTTTTAGCCTCTTTTTCAATTTCGTTTATTTCTTCTTCTGTTTTGGCTTCATTTAATAATTGTCTTAATTCTTCTTTTCTTTTTAGTATTTCTTCTTTGCTCATAACTTCCTCCTAAAATAAAAAATGACAGCTCTCCAGCTGTTTTATATAAAATCCTATCTTCCTCTCCAGTCAGAAAAAGCTAGCTCTCCAGCTAGCCTCTTTCGGTATTATAAACTTAGTAAAACTTTTAATTTTCTTTTCTTAATTTCTAATTCTTTAGATTTATCCATATTTTCTAAAGATTTTAAATTTCTTGCATACACTTCTGTAGAATCGTACGCAGGAATATCTACAACAGATACATCTGTTAATGCTGTAATTCTATTAACAGTTATTGTTCTACTTTCTGCATCATAAGAGTTCATATCTTCATCAGCAAAAAATCCAAAGCTCATCTTATCTATTAATTTGCTTTTTACTGCTTCATAAACAGATACATGATCTGGTATATTTCTATTTAAAACTGCTAGTACTTTTAATCCTATTTCATCTTTAATAAGATTTAATGTACCTCCTCTTGTTCTTGCTAATATTACCTTTCCATCAGAATGATTGTATTTAAGTGGTACATCAGACAAATCAGTGTCATCTAATGCTCTAGGGCTTATTATTTCTGTATATCCATATAATTCTTTAAATTTTGGCTGTGTTGGTTGATTAAATTTAATTGCGTAGCCTTCTAATATCATTTGCTTATTATTATCTTCTAATGCACGTAAATTAGCTAAACCATAATATTTATTTTCCATTGTTTTTTCCTCCTTGGTATTCGTTAGCTATTTCTTTATCTATATTGTTTAGAGATTGTACTATTCTTTCTCCTTCTTCTCCTCCAAGAGGTGCAAAGTCTAATACCTCTCTAATTTCATCTGTCTTAATTACACCTGCTGGTATTACAACTTTTAATAAGTTTGTCTTATCTGTCAAACTTGCATATTGTAATCTATTTGCAGTAAATACTATTTTATTTCCTCTTTTTATACTTTCTTTATTAAATATTTTAATAGTGAAAACATTGCTTAATTGCATTGCAAGTGGTTCAATTACACCTTCGTAGAAAGCATTCCATTGTTCGAAAGTATAATCGTTTCTTATTATGCTTTCAGAAATTCCATAATAATCAAAAATGTTGTAATTAACTTGCTTTAGCTGTTCACTATCTAATGTAATTGGTTGCATATTTATTTCTTGAAATTCTGCTTTAGAGTCCATTGCAGCAATTCCACTTTCGTTTTCTAGATTTAAGAAATCCCTAACAAAAGCATTTTTACTTTCTTCTATATCTTTTTGTTTTAATACAGCATTATATTTTAATATTCCTTTTAAATTAGCAGTAGTCTTTATCGCATTACTTATTCCTTCGTTTGCAGTATGTGCTGTTTCTAAATCAGTTTGTAATACTTTATTGTTTGTTCCAAAAATATCATGCTTATTATAAAATTTTCTTAAATGTATTAAGTCTGTATATAATAAAAAATATTCTTGTCCATTGATAAATTTGAATTTTAGAAATAGATTACCTGTAGCATCTTCAAATAAGAAATAGTTTTGTGCTAAAATTGGATAAAATCCTGTTATAAAATCTGTTTCATCTCTAGCTATATAAACAAAAGCATTGTTATCGTTCTCTAAAATTGAAACAGTTTTGTAAATAAAATTGTAAGTATCCATTAAAGGATTTGGTTGTACACTTAGTAAATAATTAATATCTCCTTTAATGTTGTTGCTTATGCTTCCTTTTATATGCTTTGGTATAAGTTTAGCAGCATGAGTAGCAATTCTATCAATACATTGTCTAGCACATTTACTGTCATATGTATCACCACTCAATGTAGTGAATTGTGCTTCATAACTATTCAGCATTTTATATTGTGGTTGTATCATGTCTTGTTTTTGTTCTTTTATATTAAAGATAAGCTCAAATAAGCTTCTTCTTTTTTTCTTCATATTATTCCTCCTGTAAAACTAAATAGTCATTCATTTTTTCATATAAAACGCAGTAAGCTATTATTAAACTTACTGTACCATCAATCCTTTGTCTTTGTTTTTGTCCTTTGACAGGTCTTATATTGTCGTTTTCATCTCTTTTTACTGCTGTATTACATAAGCACCATTTCAAAATCGGATTGTTATTATAATTTACTTTCTTTTCTATTAAATCTGCTTCAAGCTGTTTCATAGGATTACTCATCGTCTTTGCTCCTTGTCTAACTTCAAACATTTCGAATCCATAATTTTTCATTTCTTCAACCCAATATTGAGTATTCCATGGATCATATCCAATCCACATTGCTGATATCTTATATTCTTCATTCATTCTCAAAAACCATTGTGTTACATCAGTATAATTTACTTTAGCACCTTCACATATTGTTACTAGACCTCTTTTCTCCCATTTATCGTATGGGATTTTGTCGTCTTTTATTTTAAATTCTAATCTTTCGCTTGGAATAAAATATTGTTGTATTACATATTTCTTGTTATGCTTTACAATTAATAAAGTTGCACATGTCAAATCTGTAGTGCTTGATAAGTCAACTCCTCCAATTGCATAAGTATCAAATAATTCCTCTATTTTATAAGTTTCTTCATTATTCGCAATATCGAATGTTATCCATTTGTCTTGGTCGTTTTGTCTGATATTAAAATCTTTGCATAACAAATTTGTTAATTCACTAGGATTATTTTTAGCTCTATTTACTTTATCTCGTAAGTCCTTAATATTCTTAATTGTTCCAAGACCAGGATTCGCCTGATACCAAGCTAGCTCGTTTTGCCAATCATTTGGATTATTTAATTCATAAATAACTGGCAATATTGTTTCGTCTACAATATCGCTTTTTCCTTCATATCCATTTATAACTTCTGTACAATACTCATATTCATTATCGAAAACACTTTCTCTAATTTGTCCCATTGTAGAAGTTTCCAAAAATAATGGTTCTTCTCTTGCAGACATTGAATCATACATAACATCTAGCAAGTTTTTATCTTTCCAAGCGTGAATTTCATCTCCAATTACAAAAAAAGCATTTAATCCATCTAGTGAATTAGAATCACTAGCTAATGCTTTAAAGAAACTTTCAGTTGCATCATAAAAAAGCCCATTTACTAGCGTTCTTATTCTTTTAGCTAGCACTGGGCTTTTCTTTATCATTCTTTTAGCTTCTTCCCAAACAACTTTTGCTTGGTCTTTCTTGGTAGCTACAGAATATATTTCTGCTCCACCTTCTCCAGCAGAAGTAAGCATATAAGTTCCTAATCCTGCGTCTATAGTAGATTTTCCATTTTTTCTTCCTACAAATAAAATTCCTTTTTTGTACTTTCTTAGACCAGTTTCTTTATCTACAAATCCAAATAATGCTTGAATAAATGCTTTTTGCCACAATTCTAATATAACAGGCTTTCCTGCCCATTTTCCTTTAGAATGTTTACAGAATTTTTCGATGAAATTAATTGGTCTATTAGCTTTATTAATATCAAATACATAAGTATGTGTTTCTTCTTCCTCTGTTATTTCATTAAAAAAAGAAACTTGTTTAGGATTGTATAAATCTTGTACAAGTTTCTTATATACTGCTAAAACTTTGTTAGAAGCTTTAATTGGATTTTTTAATAAAAATTGATAGTATTCTTCTGTATATGTAATCATGTTAAATCATTGAATCTTTCAAATTCATCATCCTCGCTAATTTGTTTTTCCTCTGGAAGCATATCATTTAGTTGTTTTATAATGTTCATATAATTTTTTATGCTTACATTATATGTTTTAGATGCTACGCTTTCTTTGTATCCAAATTGTCCTTTTCCATTCATGTAAAACTCTTTAATGCCGTTTTCTTTTATATCTTCTTGCATTAATCTTAATTGGACAGCTATAAAGGCTGCATTTTCTATAATTTTCTCTGCTAGCTTCTTTTGGTTTTCTGGTAAGTCTTTGTATAATTTCTTTAATCTATTTTTTTCTTTGTTTATTTCTTTTTTTATTTGTTCTCTTTGCTCTTCTGATATTTCTTCCTTTTGAGCATCTTCGAGTGCTCTTTTTACTGCATCATCTTCGTTCATCTACCACACCCCTCACGCGAAAGAACTTGTGTATTTTTTGAATGCCCACCCACCGTTCTCCCATAGGCATTGATTTTATAAGTTTATGGGGGGCTATTTTACTATAATTATTTCCAGTTTCTTCCTATATTCTTCTAATTCTTTGATAGAATCATTAATTAAATTAATTTTTTTATTTATTTCTTTTTTATTTTTATCTGTAAGCTTTAAGTTGTTTACCTCATCTATTAATGTATTGTCTTCTATCTGATACTCTTGACTATTATTCTCTTTGTACACTCTAAACAAATCTTGAATCTTATCTTGATTATTTATTTCTTCTATCTCTTCTTTGGTCTTGTGAGTATTAACAATAATAAACTTAGAAGAATGTATTCTACTACAATCCTTGTGTTTTTGTAATGATTTAATACCTTCTTCTAAATCTATTCTGTCTTTATCTGTTAGGCTTTTCAATATAGTTATAGTATATACTTCGTCATCTATTGCTCTTTGTTCAATATTCATTCTTTATTAAATCTCCGTTTTCATCAAACTTGTACTCTACTTTGTCTGCAAAATGTTCAGTGTTGTGACACTTTTTGCATAAAGACTCTAGATTATTTATATTGAAAAATATATTGTCATCTTCATAATTCTGTTCTGTTATATATTCTTTGTGATGTACGAAATAAGCAGGAACATATATTTCTTTCTTTTCACATCTTTCACACATAGGATTTAATATTAATTTCTGCCTTCTTAACTTCTGCCATTTTTTGCTTTTGTATTTCTTTGCAATTAATGGATTATCTCTTTCTGTCATAACTATTCCTTCATTGCATTTTCTTTTTCTACTTTCTTTGTTGCTGTTTCTTTCTTTTCTGTTACTTCAACTGCATATGGCTCTCCATTATTTCTTCTAGCTTTTAATATCTCTTCTGCTCTTTTATTATTAAATTGTTTTACTTGTCCTTCTTTGTATTCTTCTCTTGTATATTTGTCTGGAACATTCACTAAAAACTTTATTTTTTTCATTTTACTCTCCTATTTTTTTATTGATTTTTAATAACTGTATAATAAATCTGCCTAATAATTCTTCTATTTTTTCATTTGCCTCTTCTTCTGAAATTTCTAATGTGTTATTCTCTAATTTATCAGATATATCTACTACTTCATTTAAAATGTCTGTTATTTGTTTAAATATTTTAGCTAGATTTCTTAATTCTTCTGTATCCTTTTTTTCTATTTCCATCTTCTTCACCGCTTTCTTTAAAACATTTATCATAATATTTGCATTGCTCACATTTACGTTTCATGCATTCTTTCCAATTTATTTTATCTTTCATATACGTTCATTACCTTTATTAATAAATATAAAATTATAATTTTTAGTTTCATTTCATTCTCCTTATAAAATAAAAAACAAGCTACACTAGAAATAGCTTGTTTAGTCAAATATTTTATATAAGAAAGGAGGTGATCTTTCAACGATTCACAATGTCTAGTACATAAAAAAGAGTAGACATATAAAACATCTACTCTTATGGTTGCAGGAACAAGACTCGAACTTGTGACCTCTAGCTTATGAGGCTAGCGAGCTGCCAACTACTCTATCCCGCAATATAAAAAATTGTGACTATATATGTCACAATTTCACGTAGTAATTATAATTGAATAATTTAATAATGAAAGGAGCCATCACAACTTTCTGTTGCTATTATAAATTATAAACTACTGTTTTTGAAAAAACAAGTGCAAAAACCATGCATTTTGTACGCAAAAACCATGCATTTTCAGACTATTGTATTTTTGTTATCTTTTTCATGGCTTTTTCTATTATCCTTTTAATTGCATCAGAGCTTCTAGTTTCGTTGTATATTTGATAATATACTCTGTTTCCAATGTCTACGTAGCTACACTCTTCTATATATCTTGCAATTAATAATTGTTTTTCTTTATATGTTAATATCTCTAATCTGTCATCTACTGTTTCCACATCTTTTCTTAATCGCCTTATTTCCTCTTCTAGTTTTGCTATATCCTCTTCTAACTTTATTCTTTTGCTATCTACTTTTGTTACACTGTTTCCTGTTCGATCTGATATTGTATTTATACTATGTATTCCTTCTGTATCGTAATTTATTCCACTTATACTTGTATCTACTACTAGATTCTTTAATTCTATTCTTTTGTTCTTTAATTCTTTTAATCTTATGTTTAATGTAGCTTTGTTTTCTTTGTAGTTTTTTAATAATTTAATTAAGGTTTTAATTTCCAATCTTTTGTACCTCCTTATTTAATTATCCTTTAATAATTCATTTCTAAATTTCTGTTTTAAAATAAAGTATTTTACATCGTTTAAAACATCTATTGCATTCTGATTAATTTCATCTTGTTTTGTTAATAAGCTTTCTTTGATTTTATATGTTTCTTGGTCTGTTTCTTCTGCTAACTTTGTTGCTTCTTCTTCACTTAAAATTCCTTTTTTAATTTCGATTAAATATTCTTTATTGTCTGGAATTAAGCAATCTTGATATCTTCTTTTTTCTATTCCATATTTTTTTATAAAATCATTCATTCTTAAAATATGATGTAATTGTTTTGGATCATATCCGAATTTTTCTATTTTATCTACTGTAGCAGGATACGGATGTTTTAAGGCTTTTAACTTTTCTTTACTCATTCCAGATATACATCTTAAAGCTTGATTTATATTTAATCTAGCAATTTGTTCTCTCGCTTTTATCAATTTTTGTATCTGCTCACTATATTCTAGTTTTACTATATTGAATTTAGTAAATAATATTTCTATAAAATTTATATTTTGCTTTTTAAATTTTTCAAGCATTACTCTTATATCTTTTACATCAATATGCTCATTATTATCTAGCACTATTGTTTTACTTACTGGTGCTTTATTAAGCACAATATCTTCAAAGCTAGGTAAAACAATAGCTTTTGTATCTATATCAGATTTATAATCATCATCATAGATATCTAATTCATAATTTTGGCTACCTTGCAATCCTAAATAAGCGACATCATATCTATCTTTTATATACTCATAATGTTCCTTTAATCTTTTCATAATAAATTCATTTCTATTCATAATAATTCCTCCAAATTTAAAAGTCTTTTGTGTACATCTATTCCTACATTTATACATTTATATCCGTATTTATTATTTAACTTATTCATATATTCAGAAGTGTTACTTTTTATGGTATGAATATGTCCAAATAAATGAATACTTCCATTAATTTGTCCATTCCATTCAGCTATTGGATAATGAAACATTACAATCTTTTTTTTGTTAATTTTAATCTCTTTATAATAGCAAATTTCTTCAAATAAATTTTTATTAAATCTCTTATCATCTAAAAAGTTTTTATCATGATTTCCTATTATCAAAAATTTATTTCCGTTTAACTTATATAATATTTCATTTGTTTTCTCGCCTTTATACCAGCTAAAATCTCCTAATACATATACTTTATCATCTTTCTTTACAGTTTTATTCCATAATTCTATAATTGCTTTATCCATTTCCTCTATATCTTTAAACGGTCTATTTTCATACTTTATTATATTTTTATGTCCAAAATGTAAATCAGAAGTTACCCAATTATTCATTTTATTCTCCTTTCTCTTTTGCTTGTTTTTCAAAATATTGTTTTATGCATTCTTTACATTCAACCTCTCTATTGATGTCATCACAATTATTATCCGATTGTTTTTTGCAAATATCTTCATCAATATCTAAATCCGATATGTATTCTGCCATTAAATCTATCATCTTGTCTTTCTTCTCTATCTCTGCATCTTTTTCTTTTAGCATATTTAAGACTGTTCTAACTGCTAAACTATAAGTATATAAGTCCGTATTTTCTGCTAATTCTATTGTACTTATATCTGTATTTTCTAATATTTCTATACTATCTTCTTGTTCTTTAGTCATTTACTCACCTTCTTTGTATAATAATGGATTTCCATTTTGATCTAACATTACTGTTAAACCGCCACCTTTTTCAGAATAGTTATTTCTCGTAAACATGTATATTACTTTTGTAGTTTTATCATAATATCTATATACTACTAAAGTTCCTACATATTCACTATCTATATATACAAAATTATTATTTTCTGAATATACTTCTGAAATAGTTACATCTTTACATATAAATCCTATTACTACTATTAAAATTAACACTACTATCGTTATTAATATTTTTTTAACCAATTTATTTTTCCTCCTCAAAATTTAATTTAACATCATTTAACTTTATTAAGTTCTTTGTTTCTGTTCTTAATTTCTCGTACTTTTCTTTGCTTATAGTTAGTGACTTTACATTATGTGCTATAAGCTGTTCTATCTTTTTATTTTCTGTCATTAATTCCATCTCCTCATCTAATAATTTATCTTCTTTAATTCTTTGCTCTATTTCATCTGTTGTTATTTTATCAAATACTTTGTCTATTCGTTTTTTAAGCTGTTCTATCTTTTTATTTTCTGTCATTGCTTCTCCTTCTTCGAAATTATCTAGATACAATCTTTTTCCATTTGCTTTTATGTAATATCCCTTTTTACTTTCATAAATACTTTTAGTACTATACATATGTGTATAAGAATTATATACTTTTACACTTGCTTGTGTGATATCTGCAGAATTAATATTTTCAATTCTCGGATATTTTTTAGTTCTATCTCCACTTTCTTTTAAAATATAAATATTGTCTAAATGTTTGCATTTCTTTATTTCTTTTTCTATATCTATCATCTTTTACTCCTTTTTTATATTTTCTCTTTAAATTCGTTGTTATTATCATAATTTCTTCTCCAATCTTTTATTTAACATTTCTGTCTTTTTATCTTCTGTCATATTTATTTCTCCTTTAATTTGTATTTAATAACTGGTTCTAAATATATATCTTTAAGTCTTTCATCAATTTCTAAAATATCAAATAGTTTATCTATATATTCTTTTTTTACGCATTGTTTATTATTAAAGAAATCTATAAAAGTTCTAGGATTATCTATACCAAGCATATCTGTTAGTTCTTTCCAAGTACTAATTCCTTTTTTATCTAATTTAACTTTAATAATACAAGATAATTCACTATTAAAATTTTTTATATTTATTCTTCTTTTCTCTGACATAACTCATTCCTCTTTATCATTATTTCTTTATCTATTAATTTATTTATATAATCTTCTTCTTTTTTTATTGCCTCATCTAATATTTTTAACATTGTGTGTTTAGATACCTTTAATCTATCTTTACTCTTACTTAAAAATGGTTCTGAATATCCATACCAATGTTTTGTTTCTATTTTTAATCTTATCTTTTCATCTTCTGATTTTTTCACTTTTGTTCTTATATTTTTTAATTCTTTTATAGTTATATATTTTAATGCTATTGTGTTTTCTACTTTCTCTTCTTCCGTCATTGCTTGTCCTCCTTACTATCTAATTTATACTTAACTAATGGCTTTACAAATTTATGTATAAATTCATTTAAAGTAACCTTTTTTAATCCATAATGTTCTGCTAAACTTTCACTCATATAACCTTCAATTTCTCCGTTTTCACTAAATCTACGTAAACTCATAGTAGTATCTTCTGGTCTTTGACACCAATTATATTTTCTTAACTCATCTGTTTGTTCATCATCTCTAAAAAATGTATACGTTTTTTCTTGTTGTGTTTTATAAGATAATATAGCTGTTTCTATAAAAAACTCATTATCATACATTTCTTTGCTTATTTTTCTTAATAATTCTATTAGCTTTTCTATTTCTTTTTTATTCATTGCTTGTCCTCCTTCTTCTCTAGCTCTCTTAATACTCTATCTATTGCATAGGCATAAATATAATTTCTATTTCCCATTCCTTTTAATATGTGTGACCATTCCTTTAATAAATTTTTATTACGCTCTAAATCATCATTATATTGTTTATTTTTTATAAAATATTCATATCCCCATCTACTTCTCTCTTCTGATGTCATAGATTCATTTAATACTTCTGTTATCGCTTCTTTTAATTTTATATTTTCTTCGTCTAAAGTATGGTCAGTTGTCATAACCCAACAATTCTTTAATATTTCTTTTGTTTCTTTAGTTATATTTCCCATTTACTCCTCCTTATTAATTATTTTTATTCCTTCAAATTTAGCTATTTGTAGTTCTTGCTTTGTTATCCATTTCTGCCACTTTCCACATTCGCCACAGTATAACCCTCTTCTGTTTCCTTGTATTTCTACAAATAAACTTCTTTTACTTGCTCCACATTTATTACATTTTATTTGCATTTAATCACCTAACTTTCTTCCACATCGTGGACAATAATTTATTGGTATTTCTGTAAATAACATTCCAAAAACTCCATTACCTCTGTTCTTAAATATTTGTAAAGTTCCTTTTGCCTCATTTAAAGACATAAGATAATATTCGTCTATTTCTTCGTGACTTTTTCTACATAAACATTTTTCTTCATTTTTTTCTTTCTTCCCTTTTTCAAACTTTTTAAACCATTCTTGATACATATTATTCCTCCTCCAAAAATTCTTTAAATTCATTAATTGCTTGTTCAATCTCTTCAATATTATCTAAATATTTTCTTTTATTATCTTGCTTTATATAATATCCTTTGCTATTCTTATATATCGCTCTTGGTCTTATTTGTACACTATCTGTATCTTCTGATAGAATTAAAATGTATTCTGATGGTTTAAATGTCCCAAACTCTAATAAATAACCTAAAGTTGCTGTAGTATGATATTTATCTATATCTCTTTTTAAAATAATTCTCTCTTTTGACATATAGTGCGATCTTAATATAATAAATTTCATATTATTTGTCCTCCAACATTTCTTCTAATTTTCCTATAAAAAATCCTAGTTGCTGTTGCATTGTAGAAAATTCTTGAAGTTTGTATCTGTCATAATCATCTTTACTTTTTTTATTCCAAATGCAATCAAATTGTTCTTGTACTTCGTTGTATTCTTCTTGTATTTCTGTTAATAAGTCTTTTACTTTTTGAACTGGTATGCTATTGTCTTTTAATTTAAAATATCTATTCACTAGTACATTACTATCTTTAAATATTCTATTTTCTTCTTCTAACTCTTTTATTCTCTTTTTATCTTCTTCTCTTTCTGCCAATATGTGGTCTATTGCTACACATCTTCTTTCACAAAAATTATCATAATCGCTCTCTACTTTGTAGTTTCTTAGTTTTCTGTCTAGCTCTGTAAATTCTTGTAATATCTTTATATCCTCTTCTATATCCATCCTAATTCCCCACATTTCTTGCTTTCTCTAGTAAATTTATTTTATCTGTTATTCTATATATATCTTTTCTTATAGCTTCTGCTTCATCTGATAAATGATTTCTATGTGTTTCTATATACTCATCTAATTCTTTGTCTTTTTGCTTTAATTCTTTATATAGCTCTTCTAATCTATTCATTCTTTTCTCCTCTTTATTTTTATTCTTCACTTATTTTTATTAAATTTACATTCTTTAAGTTAACTATATATGTGTCATTATTTTCTATATCAGGTCCAAATGACATTCTTTCTATTCTTTTTTCTTCTAAAACTTCAACCATTCTATCTTTTTGTTGCTCGGATAAGGTTGTAGAATAAGTTGTACCACCTACAAGAAATATGTCTATTCTGTATTCTTTATTCACTCTTTCCACCTCACTTCATCAGAATCTAACAATTCAGCTAACTTTTCTCTGTTTACTATTGTTATTAATTTTCCTTGTTCATCATAATAGCTGTACTCTATTAACTCTTCTCTTTTTACTTCCATAATTTTGTCCTCCGTTAATCTAATCTTGGTAAATGTCTACTATATTCTTTTTCGTAGTTTTTCTCTTCTTCTTTTCTAATTCTTGTTGTTTGTTTTGGTTTTAATTCTGGATGTATTTCTAAAAACTTTCTTCTATGTCTTGTTATACTCTCAAAACTTATTCCTACATTAGTCAATGTTTGTAATGCTGTTTTAAAATAAGTTTCTGTTAGTCTTGGAAATAATTCTTTAACTGTTTTATATATTAAATAATTATCATCTTCTCTTGCTCTTGTATCTGCTTCTAGTATTTTATAAACTATATCTCTCACTCTGCTTCTTCTCATTTGCATCTCCTCCTACAAATTTTGCTTGTCCTAATATAATTTGCTTTATAAGTTGTATCTTCTCAATATCATTTAATTTTAGTAGTTCTTCTGTATTTATAATTTTCATAACTACCTCCTGATTATATTTACAAATTCGCTATATACTTTTCTAAATATCATGTTTACTTTTCCTGTAGAACCTGCTCTTTGTTTTGCTAATTTTATTGTTACAACTGGCGCTGCTGCATCAGTTTCTTCTTCTTGATATATAAAAATAACATTGTCTGCATCTTGTTCTATTGCTCCAGATTCTCTTAAATCAGATAACATTGGTTCTTGTCTTGTTGCATTTCTATTTAATTGACATAGCCCTATTATTGGTATTTTTAACTCTAATGTTAAAAGCTTTAGTGTTCTAGTTATATCTGCTACTTCTTGCTCTCTTAAATTGAATTTTTGAGAACTTTTAATTAGCTGTATATAGTCAATTATTATTAATCCTATATTTTTCTTGTTCTTCAATTTTCTTGCTTCTACTTCTATTTGTTGTATAGTTCTTAAATTGCTAGTAATATATAAAGGTCTTTCTTCTAATTCTGCTCCTGCTTCGTATACTTTTACTGCTTCTTGATCATTTAATGTTCCTAATCTCATTTTTGTACTATTTATTCTGGTGTCCTTTGCTATTAATTTTGTTATAATTTGCTCTTCTGACATTTCTAGACTTATAAACATTACTGGTATTTTCTTTTTAGCTATATAATCTGCTATTTGTAATGCAAATGTTGTTTTTCCCATACCTGGGCGAGCACCAATTATCGTCAATTCTTCGTTATGTAGTCCACAAGTTAATTGATCTAAATCTAACATTCCTGTATATAAGCTATAATCATTTTTGTTTTTCATGTTTTTCTCTATCATGTCTAAAGTGTCTATAATCTGCTCTTTTAAACTTTCTTCTTTAATTTCTCTATCTTCAATTTTATTTAGCTCTTTTATTACTTTTTCTATGTCTATATCTATATTTTCAGCATCTTTTATTTTTGCTACTGACTCATTTAGTAATTTTTGCATTTGTCTTTTTTTAGTTAGTTCAATTAACTTTTTATATACACTCTCTGCAGTTGTACCATAAATGTTCTCACCTAATGTTGCTAAATAACTTAATATATTTTTTTCATCTGTCAATTTATTCTTTACAGTTAACATTGTTATTTCTTCTTTTGCTTGTTTTAAATTTTGTATTGCTCTAAATATTTTCTTGTTTAATCTAGTTGTAAAATCTGTATCTATGAGTTCGCACTCATAATTTTCGAAAATTAGATAATATAACATTGCTTTTTCTATTTCTTCATCCTGCATTGCTTTTACCTCTGACTAGTTTTAAATATTCATCTTCATTTAAACTTGATGTGTCTATTACTTCTACGTCCTCAATTTTTATATTATCTTTCTTTTCGTTTTTGTTCTGATTTTCATTTTTAGCTTCTGCTAATGTTTTTATATTAGCTTTAGACCAGTTGTTGAGAATTGCTTTTATATAACTGATTGTTCTTTTATTGTTTTCTATGCTAATTTGCATTGCATAAATAACTAGTTCTTCTCCTAATTCATCTGTAAAATCTTCTAAAATTTTTGATGTATACGGTGTTAATAGATTAATATTTTCCTCGTAAAATTTTGAAACATTTTGAAAACCGTCGCCACAACTTTCGCTTTCTTCTTGTTCTTTTTCTTTACTATTCTTATCTATACTAATCTTATCTAATCTATTCTTATCTATACTGTGTATACAATCTGTATACAAACTGTATACATTATTCTTATCTATACCTAACATTGCTTTTTCTTCTTTATGTATTGTCTCTTTATATCTGTCTTTTTGTATGTAATTATTTAATCTCCAATGCCTGATAACTAAAATTCCTGTATCAAATGGAATTACAAATGATTTAGCAATTAGTACCTTTAGATCATCTTCTTTTTTTCCAGTCATTCTCATGATGGATTTCCAATTATCAACAAAACCATCATCATCTGCTTGCATAGATAAATGAAAATATAAATTTTGAGAACTATCTGGCATTTCTAAAAACTCATCACTCCCAACTACGGAGTTATTAAACATTCTTTTTTGTGCCATTTTTCCTCCTTCCTTTGTAAAAAAAAGAGCAGTTTTGTTTATGTCTGCTCCCTAGTTGTTATTTTCTATTATGTTTGATTTAATTTCTAATATTACATTCTTCATATTTTCGTATTTCGTATTAGAAAATTTAATTGCATTCTTTTTAGTCGTCTTTACAATTCCTACAACTTTAACTAAATCATATCCATTCATATTTTCTACTATTGCATAATCTCCAAGTTCTATTTCAGATTTAGTTCTCCAGTGTAATACTCTTCCTGTTGCATTTATTAGTCCTGCAACTAAGTACACTTCTTCATTATTTCCATTCATAATATCTTCGACTATTTTATTTCCAATCATATCTGGACCCATTATATTTACCTCCCAAATTCTTTAATAAATTTTTCTTCACTATATTTTTTTATAAAAATCTTTTTCGCTTCTTCTTGAATTGCCTTCTTTTTTAATGGATTATCTGTTAATTCTCTGTGACATTTAAAACAAATAGGTATAACTAGTCCATATTTCATGCTAGTTTGTCTATTTCGTCCACCAAACACTTCATCTAAATGATCTTTTTTATGTTTCTGACATACATAGCAAATATCTAAATTGTATGTAATTATGCTATATCTATTACGTTCTAACTTTGCTAGTTTGCTGCTTTTCTTTCTTATTGTCTTTTGTTGTTTTTTTTCGTTTTTTGGTGGTTTTGGCACAGGATGAAATTCTTTAGATAAATCCATTTGTTCCTCTTTTCTTGCATTTTTTCTAAATTCGTGTTATTATTTATTTATACTTTCTTGAAAAAAAATCTTTTGTGGTTGTTGATGCGTGAGCATTAGCAATCACTTTTTTTATTCTTTTATAACTGTTGTACAATTCTAAATAGCTTGTTTCTGCTAAATCTGTGTTATCTATTTCGTTCTTAATTAATCTTAATTTATTAGAATTTTCACTTAATTCACGTTCTACTTCGTAAATTTCTTCTTCTAGATTATTTACTTTGTCGTTATATATTTCTGTAGATACTATTGCATAAGCTACTAATATTCCTAAAATGCTTAAAAGTAAAAATATTATTATCGTTTCCATTTGTTCTCTATTCTCCTTTTTTCTAATTTCATTTTTGATAATGTAATGATGTGCCAAATAAATATTTGATCTAATCTATCCATCTTTTTTATCACTTCCTTTCTTTAGCACATTACTTAAATAAAGCAGCTATTAAAGAAGCTATTGAAAATCCTAATGCAAACCAACTTAACCCGTTTGGTTTATTTTCTTCTTTCATATTTTCACTCCTTATCCTATAAATATTTTCATTATTACTAATGCTCCTGCTGCTATAACTGCTACCGTAGGTATTACATAACTTGTAAAATTACATACTGCTTTTCCAATTATGCAATATTTTTTCATTTGTTTACTCATTTTCTCTCACTCCTTTCATTCATCTTTTGTAACTCTAATAAAATTAGAAGTTCTACACTTTGTTTTGGATTGTTTTTTACGTCTATCCCCATATCGTAAAGTCTTACTGCTGTTTTATCTGCTACTAATTTTCCACTTTCTAATCGAGGGAAATTTTTTTCTTTAAATCTGCTTCTTGCCCACTCATTGGAATGTCCTCGTATTCTTGCATATATTTCTGGTGTAATTGTGTCAGGAGCATCATCCCAGTTTAAAGTTATCTCTCTTTTTACATTCATATTCTCACCTCTTTGTATTTACTTTAATCTCTTTTCGTGATATATTATGTATTAACCCTAATGGGTAAATTTAATTTTGAAAGGACTGATGTGTTATGACAAAAATATTGAGTTTACCCTGTTTCTTATGGATTAGTGTTCTATGAAGTTGGACAATTTCATAGTTCAGCTGGAGAGCTTAAAATCTAAAATTCTAGTTGCTAAAGGGTAATTCAAATTTTACATATCAGAACCATAACTGATTAAGTACTAGATCTTTCATAGAAGTTATATGTACCAGATATAATATTAGTTGAATACATAAGAACAACAATAAAGACATGGAATGTCGTAAAATAAAACGTACTTTGCTGGTCTTGTGTACAATATACTAATTGCAAGAGTTTAAGATATAAAAATATGGGATAATACTAATCATACTGGTACTATGGTTAGTATTTTCTATTTATATAAACTCTCTACCGTGGTTTCTAATATCTCAGCTAATTTAATTGCTTGAATTACATTTGGTGTTCTTTCTCCTGTTTCCCATTGTGAAAATGTATTTTGTTTTATTCCTAAAATTTTTGATATATCACTTTGAGATAATTTTTTCTTTTTTCTAAATTCTTTAATATGATTCATTCCTTACCTCTTCTCTATTTATTTGTGTCGAGCTGCATTGTTTTGTTGATTTTTCTCAACTTTTTCTTTAAAAAAATATATTGGTATTAATTTCATATTTAATTTTAAAGCTTTCATTGATCTTCCTATTTCATCTTGTCTAAACTTTACTTTATTGCTTAATTTTTTGATTAATGTAGTAGAAGACATTTGTATTTCTTTTGCAAAAGCTTCTTGCGTACCAAATATTTCTTTTATTCTTCCACAAAGCTTACTATAATCATATTGCATTTTTGTACACTCACCTACCTTTTCTTTTGTTGACTTTTCTCAACTTGCGATTATATTATCAAAGTCAGTTTTAAAAGTCAATACTTTTTTTGATTTTTCTCAACTTTTTTAAAATAAATATTAAGAAAACTTGATTTTTTCTAAACTTTCCTTTATAATACGATTATGAAAGGAATGGCGATTATGGTTGTTGATACGTTTGCTAATAGATTAGAAAAAGCAATGAATTTAAAAAATATGAAACAAGTTGATTTAGTTGAAAAAACAAATATTGATAAATCTTTAATTAGTAATTATTTAAAAGGTAAATATAAAGCAAAACAGGATAATCTATACCTATTAGCTAAAATTTTAAATGTTAGTGAAGCTTGGCTTATGGGATATGATGTTCCCATGGAGAGAAACTCAGAAGATATATTAAATAAAATAGGTGCTATACCTATTTCTGATATAGATGTTATAAACATTCCTCTTCTAGGTACAGTAAAAGCAGGATATGATTATTTAGCACAAGAGAACATTATAGATTATATTTCTTTTAAAGTAGATGGAACTGATAAAGAAAACTATTATGCTTTAAATGTAGTTGGAGATAGTATGACACCGCTTTTTGATGATGGTGATACTGTTATAGTTCATAAGCAAGATGATTTTGAGAATGGGGATAATTGTGTTGTTTTAATTAATGGAGAAGAAGCTACAATAAAAAAAGTATATAAAGGCAATACTGGAATAGAATTAAAAGCTGTAAATCCATATTATCCACCACGTGTATTTTCTAAAGAAGATATAAAAGATTTACCAGTAAAAATTATTGGTGTTGTAGAGAAATCTATTAGAAATTTTAAAAACAAATAAAATTATTGGTAAATTATCATTTATCAGTATTTTATATAAATTAAAAAGGGGGTATTAAACATGGCAGAAAAAGAAAAAATATTTACAAAAGGAAACATTATTACTATGGTTGTATGTATAGCAGCTAGTCTTCTTATTTCTTTAGTTTTGTTTTTTGTAAGTAATACTAATCTACTAATTAATAATAATTCTTTTAAGGTGGATTCTTTTACTTTAAATTCCGAAACTACAGACTTTGCATATTCTGATAATTATACAACCTATGAAGGTGAAGGCGTTGTTACTTGCTGGGACAAAAGTAAATCTTATTATGTTTTAATAGAAGTAACAGATGAAGCTAATAATAGCTCTGACTATATTACGTGTTTAGTAAGTGATGGAGAAGGTTCAATTACAACATATGATACTACTGCTTCAAAGAAAATAAATAAGCCTGATTATAAATTTAAAGTTGTAGGTTTTATACCTTTTGAAAAATAAAAAAGAGAGAAATGTGTTCTAAAGTTCGCAGCTCGACACATTTCTCAAAAAACAACCACTATTGAAAGTGATTTGTATTATTATATAATAAAAATACTTTCATTTTCAATAGTTTATTAAACAAATTTATTGAAATGGAGGTATTTTTTATGGCTAGAGCAAATGGAGAAGGAACTATTTACGAAACTATTCAGAAGATAAAAAGAAAATTTAATAATACAAAAATGTGTAAAATTTGTAGTGAATGTAAAGATAGAAGCTATTGTAATAATAGAACTGGTTACGTTAAATGTGATAAATGTATAAATTGTACTTCTAAAGACTGTGACAGATTTTATATATATAAGAAATCTTTTGCACAAATTTCTACAAAAGAAGGTAGAAAAACTGTAGGTACTGGAAAAACAAAAAAGGAGGCTTCTAATAAAAAAGCTATAGAAGAAGAAAAAATAGAAAGACAAATCTATATAAAAGAAGGTAATTATCCTCTTCTTGATACAATGAAAAAGAATAATAATCAAAAACATAAATTAAAACTAATAACAGATAATACATATCTTAGAAATAATGAAACTATAAAAAGTATTGAAAAGCATCCTTTTGCTTATAAAAAAATGATTGAACTTACGGAAGATGATATAAAAGACTTATTATCCTACTTTGTATCTCTTAATTTTTCTCAATCTCAATTGGAAAAAATATACGATCAAATTTCTGGAGCTTTTAAATATTGTAAATTAGATACAATTTCTGAAATAAAAAGAAATACTTTTATAAGTAATAAAGAAGTTAAGGAAGTGACTGCATTTACTATAGAAGAAGAAAAAGCTTTATTAGAATATGTCAATAATAATGAATCTTCTTTAGTAGATATAAAATCTAAAATTGATGGAAAAACTATAAAAAATATAATAAAATTTAATTTGGCAACTGGAATGCGAATCGGTGAAATATGTGCTTTAAACAGAGATACCGATATAGACAGAATAAATAAAAGAATCTTAGTAAGCAAAACTATTACTAAAAATGCAGATGGAAAATTCGTTATGGGAACGCAAACAAAAACAGGAAGAAAAACTAAACGTGCAAATAAAAAAGATATTAGATATATTCCTTTTGCAGTTCTTTTTGATGAGAATGAGTTTATTGACATTTTGGATGAGCAATATAAAATTAGTTGCAATACTTCAAATAATTCTTTAAAGTTGCTTTTCTGCACAAAAGAAGGTAAAATAATAACACATACTGCTTTTAATAATATATTTAAAAGAATTTGTCGCTCTGCTGGAATAAAATTAGAAATTTCTGAAGGATGCAATACGCATATGATGAAACATACATGCGTTACTCGAATGATAGAAAACGATATTAGAATAGATGTCATTTCTAAAATTGTTGGTACGTCTGTTGAAGTATTGAGAAAAACATATGCACATATATTAGATGATTTTATAGAAAATGAAATTGAAAAATCAATTAAAACTAGAAGTAAAGAACTTTCTTTGCATTAAAATTGCATTAAAAAAATAAGAATTGCTGAAATAATAGCAAAAGCTATGCATATTTTCCGATTGTCGCCTCCAAAACCCTAGTATAAAAATACTAGGGTTTATTTTTTATTATTTGAAACGAGTACTTGTACCGAGCATTTGTATCTTTGATTACAATCTGTAAAAATTTTATAAACGTACTTGACCATCTGTTTATTATTTGATATTCTTCAAACAATAAACGCTAATTAGGAGTAATAT